ACTCCTTGAGTTGGAAATCGCCATTAGGTACGGTGCAATGGGGATCAAGTACATCAGTGGTGTAGATGATGCATCACGGATCTCTGTAGGAACCGACAAAATTTTATATCTTCCAGAAGGAGCCAATTTTGGTGTAACCAATGCCGGTGGATCACTCACAGAGATTATTGAAGCAACAAGATTCTTAGTGGAAACCACACTGAATAACAACCATATCCGTGCCAAGTATGCTAGAGATAATTCCGGGAATGCGCCATCTGCGGCTGCGCTTGCAATAGAAGAACTTGAAAATAAAGATGAAACAACGGCAATGACTGAAGACACATGGCGGCCATGGGAGCATCGCAGATACGAAGTGGATAAAGCAATCTTACAAGTAGAAGCCAATGTCAATATAGGCGATGACTATAGTGTGGATTTCCTTGAGCCGAATTATGCTGTAACTCCAGAGAGTGAGATTATGCTCTGGTCATGGAGATTTGATCGTGGCCTTGCAACACCTATGGACTATTATGAATTTTATAATAGTGACTCAGATCAAGCTTCAAAAGATGCATTTGCAAAACAGCAAGAAGAATTTCAAGGTCAGAAGCAACCACAAAACAGACTACTCAATATCTTAACCAATGACAATAGACCAAGCAGTTGAAGCCTATGAACTGCAAATTGAACAAGTCACAGAACAATTTGTTCAGGATATCCAGGAGTTAGAAGATGACGGCCTCTCAACAGAAGAGATACTGGCTCTTGTCGCTGCAATTGACTTTGCGACCTATTTTATTGAAGAGTTGGGCTTCATTGCCGGACATAACGCCTATCTGGCTGCAACGGAAGACATTCTTGGCAATTTGCGGTTTTTTGGGGTTACATCAGAGCAACAGCTCCTGGCTCTCCAGAATATCCAAAGATTCAACATTGAGAGTCTGAGTAGGCATGTAGCTGCGAATATGCAAGCAAGTATGGCACAGAGTATTTCTAGTGGACTGAATAGGACAGAAATGTCTGCATTGATCAAGTCCAACATCAAATCCACTATTCCACGGATCGACAATGTAATCGGCACACAGCTCTCCAATTATGAGCGCAGTATTATTATGCAGATGTCTGCTGATCTGCCTGAGAATCAGTTATATGATTATATAGGTCCACGGGACAACAAGAATCGTCCTGTATGTAGGCAGTTTTTAGATTCATCTCCATTGACCAAGGCAGAGATCCGATCCATTAAGTCTGATGCAATGGAAACCGGTGGTGGGATTAATTGCAGACACAAGTTTATGCCCATCGATGTTTAATTTTTTAAATATGCTCAAGTTTTCAAAGTCTGATATAGGCGCAATGGCTGACAGGACTTTAAGCAGACACAAGAAGCAAATACTCTCCGGGAAAGATGCGCATGGAAACTCATTCGAGCAGTATTCCAAAAGCTATGCAAAGCGCAAGAAGAGCGGTGAACGTACTCCGGTCACATTGAGAGATACTGGCAAGATGCTGAAAGCATTTCAAGTGCTGAAAGCAGACTATAAGACCAAAGAATTGAAGTTTCGTTATGGTACTAAGGCAAATAAGCAAGGTATCAAAATGAATGAGCATAACGCCGGTGTTCCAAAAAGAGGACTACCACCACGCAAGATCGCCGAAGACCAGGCGCTCGGTAAGGATGTGGAGAATGGTATTGTGCAAGACTTCGCCAACCAGATTGGTAAAAACTTACAGCGTATGACAAAGACCAAATACATGGTCAAACTATAAAGGAGGACAGTATGTCCGAAGAAGCAACCAAAACAACGGAAGCACCGCAGATAGCGGAAGGCACTCGATCGCCTGTAGAACCCAAAGTATCGGTAGAGGTGGCTCCTAAAAGCCAAGAAACAACAGTTGACGAAACGCCTGACGTTAGCCAGTTGATTGCCGAAAGCAAGAAGTATCGTAAAAGATCTCAGGCCGCTGAAACAGAACTTGTGAAGTTGCAAAAACAGATTTCCACTGATCGTGAAAAGCAGATGGAAGAGCAACAGCAATGGCAGACACTTGCAGAGGAGCGCCAAGCTCGGATTTCTGAACTCGAACCCATAGTGGAACGAGCGATGAATGAAGAAACGGCTCTTCGTGAGCAAATACTTGCCGAATTCAGCGAAGAGGACCGCGAAACATTTGGTGACCTTCCGTTACCGAAGCTTCGTGCGTTACAAACAAAATTAAATCAAAATAACTCGCGTGTACCGATTGCCAATAATCCTGGTGTACCCGCAAATGAAGTTCCTGAAGATTGGACAAAAATGGACAGGAACGACAGAGCGAAACACTGGGATAAGATTGTGGCATCGTATAAGCGCACCTAATAAGGAGTCTATAAATGGCTAACTATTATGGATTTACTGGTGACGTTACCCAGAACTCGGACATTGATGTATTTGTCCCGGAACTTTGGTCTGCTGGCGTTTACCGGTATTTCGAGAAACAACTCGTCTTAAAACCTTTTTTTGACGATTACTCAAGTCTTGTGCAAGGCAAAGGTGATACACTTCACATTCCCACAGTACAAGAAGTCGCTAGTGCATCTAAAGGTGCGAATGCATCAGTGGATTACACTGCTAATGTGGAAACCACCATTAGCCTTTCTATCGATGAACACAAATATGCTGCAAAGCTATTTGAAGACATTGCAATGGTTCAATCCAACGAACAGTTGTTCGACAAGTATGCGCAGTCAATGGCATATGCTTTGGCTAAAGCAGTCGATACTAAGATTGAAGCATTGCTTCAGACGATCGGTACTACTCAGAATCTTGCTGCTAATAACAGTATGTCAAATGCTGATGTCGAAACCGCATTAGGTACATTAATTAGCAATGATGTTCCAGCCGATGAATGTGCATTCTTCGTGAATCCACTGATCTATGCTGATCTCTTGAACGCTAAAGCATTTGTTGCTTCCGGTTCTAGTAATGGTGTTGGTTTTGGGGCAGATAATGCTGCAATGAATACTGGTCAGGTTGGTATGCTTTTTGGCATTCCGGTTATGACATCGTCACTTATACCGACGACATCTTCAAGCGGAATTGAGGCTGCATACCTGGTGCATAAATCAGCGATTGCAGTTGCTGTGCAACAGGACATCCGGGTGCAATCGTCTTATGACGTTTCATATCTGGGTACAAAGGTTGTTGCAGACATCATCTATGGTGCTGTTATCACCACATCAAACCATGTTAAAGGAATCGAATTCCTTAATACCTAAACCTTGGTGATCTATACAGCGGGCGGTGCTTTGTCATCGTCCGCTGTAATAAATGAAGGAGAGATTTATGATTGTATTAAAAAAAGGAAATCATTACGAACACACCGATTCGCAAGAAATTGCTCAAGAGAAGGTGAATGATGGTTTCGAAGTAATAAAAGGTCCCAGGATCGTCAAGCAAGAACCAAAAAAGAAAATGGCTAGTAAAAAGAAATAGCTTTTTATTAAGGCTCGTTCACGGTTCGCCACAACCTTAGAGATTAGGAGAAGAAATGGCATCATCAAACCTACACCATTATACCGCACAGGAAGCACTTAACGTAATCACCGCCGGTGGTGGATCAGATTACGTCACCAACGCTACTGTGAATACCCACAATTATTGCGCAATTACAGCTTTATCCGTTGATGCTGTAGTCTCCGCAACGTCCACAGATACCGACATCTGGGATACATTATCATCCGTAACAATCAAAGCTGGTCAAACTATATATGGCTCCTGGTCAGCAGTAACCGTAGCCAGTGGTGATTTCGCCATGGTACATAGGAAGAACTCATAATGGCAAATCTACATAAACGATCAGTACAAGAGGCACTCAATGCTACAGTTGGTGGGAACTGGACAGTTAATTCCCCAGGAACTGCGGGATCAAGTGCGGACGTAGCAAATTCAATCCACTTAGCATTGGCAACTATAACAGCCACGATTGGCGTATATAGTGCAGTGGAGATCTATTTCAACTTCGCTGCATCGGCAACCGATGTAACCGCAGCAAACGATTTACCGATTCCAAAGAATACATTGACATTCCTTACCGTTCCCCGTGGGCTTGGTAATACAGTTTATTTCAATTATAACTCAACCAGTACAACTACTGGCGCAGTCAAAGTGGTGGAAATCTAATGCAGAGTTCAATGCTCAAAGCCATAGTCGAAGATTTCGGTAATGGTGGCACAATAGATGGTGACTTAACTATAAGCGGTGACTTAACCGTATCTGGTGGTGGTAGTTTATCATTTGATGAGATTTTAGAAGGTACGCAAGTAATTGATGTTACTTCTACCGAAGCATTCCTTGTCCGCAAGAACTCAGATGGTGGGGATGTATTTGTAGTTGATACTACGAACTCACGGGTCGGAATT